GCGTCGACGGCGCAAGCTGGAATAACAAACGTCCTTGCGGCGTAGCCTTGTCCTTCCAAGTCAGAAAGCACGTCGTCGAGGCCCATGCTGATGTGTCCAGCAACGTTTTCTCCAATGACCCAAGAGGGCCGGAGTTCAGCCACGAGCCGATTAAATTCCGGCCAGAGGTGGCGGTCATCTTTCTCGCCCCGTCGCTGCCCGGCAGTGGAGAAGGGCTGGCATGGGTATCCGCCGCAAATAACGTCAATTGGTCCGTCAATGTCCGTTCCTTTCAATGTGCGAACGTCTTCAAAGATTGGTACATTAGGCCAGTGCTTTGCCAAGACCTTGCGCGGAAACTCTGCAAATTCGCAGAAGGCCGCTGTTTCAAATCCGCCCGTGCGCTCAAGGCCAAGGCTAAAACCGCCGATCCCTGAAAACAGGTCAAGAACGCGCAGCTTCCTCATCTGACACTCTCCTCCTATAAACCTTCGCCCTGCTTTTCTGCGGGGTCGCTTGTTCGATCTCACCATCGAGGTACATGCAGCGCAAGATCGAAGCCGCAGCCAAGGTCGACAACCGTGTGGCTTACCTTTCCTGTCAGCTTCTTATTTATCACGGCGGGCGTGTCCCACGGCATCCGACTGACAGAGACAGGTTTCGCGCTGTCTGTGCTGCAAGCAGCACCAGCAGCGATGTGGAGTGTCTGCTTATTCATCAACCAGTCCCTTCAGCGATCCCAACGTCCACACGGCCCAGTTATAGGCGTCGTCGTCTTTGCGCACGATCCGCTTCAGTGTGTCTGTGCATTGAGCAAGCAGCAGCGCGGCTGCTTTGCACTCGTCGGGTGTCGGTGGATCGTAAACATCTGGTGCGCTTGAGTATGCGACGAGACGGTACACTGGATTTTTCATGTCTGTTCTCCTCTTTGGTTGCCCCGACGCGGGCTATGCGCCGGGGCGATTGTGTTGGTAGCGCATCTATTCATTCATAGACGCAGCGCTGAGCCTTTCTTTGGTTGGCCCGCATCAGTTCCATCTCTGATCGGCGGGCAGTGGGTTAACTCTTTTTCTGGTATATAGTCGGATGGTCCCAAGAGCCCCGACCGTCACGAGACAATACGCCGGAACGGACCAACTCTTGGAGGGCTTGGCTGATCTCGCTGTAGTCCATTCGCAGACCTTTGGATGTGAGCGCGCGCTGCACGTCTGAGACGATCCTCGCACGCCCATCACGCATGATCAGTTCGACGGTTTTCCGGTGAACGTCACTGGTCATCTGAAAGCTCCGCTGCCAGTGCGGCGTAGCCGCAGATATCAATAAATGAATCCTCGTTCGGACGACCAGTCGTCGCGAGACGAGCGATTTTGAGGTCTGCCATGAGCAGCGCAACATGCCACGGCTCAACATCGACCGAAAGAAGCTGAGACCAGCGGTCAGCGATATTTTGAAAATTCAGTTTGGGTGGACCGTAATCGGCCTCGCGATTTCCGGTGATGAGATTATTAGCCGTCTCTAAAATGTGCGTGCGGTGGGTCATGTTCTTCCTCTCAATCTATGGTGTACAAATCACAGCCTTCGCCATCTAACGCAGCGGCGATTGCTGCGCGGACGATGCTTTCTTTTTCAGCGGGAACCCACAATCGTATTTGCGTGAGGTTCCTCTCTTCTCTTTGGCGCTTGCGGTATTCGGCAGCGCGTTCTGCGTCTGTTTTGACCATATTTGTTCTCCTCTATCGTGGATCTTCACCGCGCAGCACGATTGCAGCAGCGCGGATGAGCAAATTAGCGCGGGTGACTGGCGAGGCGCTGACGGCCTCGACAGTGCCAACCAAGCGCTGGACGGTGTCGTCTAGCTCTTGGATGCGGTGTGGTCGGTTCATCGTTTTCTCCTTGGCTGCCCCGGCGCTGGGCCGGGGCGGTGGGTGTTAGGCGGCGGGCGTCGTGCTGATGGCCTCGGCCCATTCGTTGGAACGGCACCTCTTTTGCGCCTCATCGCGGGTCTCGTATATCTCGGGGCAAGTGTAGTGTTCCCCCAGCAAGCTGTCGTATCCCTTGATTTTCCATATGGTCATGTCGGTTCTCCTGAGTTGAGCTAAGTCTTGCAGTTCGTCGTTTGTCATTGTCGTTCTCCTTTGTGATACGTCACAGATAGCAGCCGTGTCGCGTCACGTCAAGAGCTAATTTACGCTTTACGCGCAAGCTACTCGCTTGTCTTAACGGAATAGGCTAATATGCCCCCGTAAGGAGACGTGACATGCCCGCTAGCACAACAAACTATTCGTGGAACCTGCCAACTGTCGGTGGAGATGAAGACGCCTGGGGTGGTTATCTGAACTCGAATTGGAGCGCACTAGACACTTTGCTTGGTGGGACCAACGCAACAGAGTTTGCGATACTTGATGGGGCAACCTTAAGTACAACTGAACTTAACTTGCTTGACGGCGTCACTTGGACGTTGACGAACTACAACGCGCTGACGGCGTCTGCCACCGAGCTTAATTTGCTTGACGGTGTGACAAGCCTTACGGGCGCTGACAACGTGCTTGTGACAGGCACGGCTGGAACAAGTGGCCAATATGCGCAATGGAACAGCGACGGCGACGTGGTGGGCGTCGACATTAATATCCTGCCGGAATCGGATTGGGAGGCGGGTACAAGCACTACCGAGGCTCTTGTAACGCCTGCTAAAGTTAAAGCAGCGATTGAAACAAGGATTCTCGTCGCTGTTGAGACTGCCCGCTTTGACATAACGAACGATACATGGGTAAAGCGGCAGATCGAGCAAAGCCACAATGATATTTCCGGGGCGTCTATATCTTCCAACGTAGTCACCCTGCCTTCGGGGACGTACCTTATGCAAGCCTTTGCGGTTACGGACCGCGAGCAGAGAGACAATGTACAACTACGCATTCAGAACACAACTGCGTCAACATCTATTGCCGCAAGTGCCGCAATGAGGCTAGTTGACGGCGATGGGGATAGTGGCAACGCCTCTATGCACGCTACGGGCGTAGTAACTCTCGCGTCTCCCGCTGATATCGAGTTGCAGGTTTATGCGTCGGCTAATGTTTCAAGCCGACCCTCAACGGATTATTCTGGCATTAACCCTCAAGGCGCTAGCTTAATTGTCACAAAGCTGGCTTGATCCATTCGCGGGAGATTGACGTGCCTTTTATATCTCTAAAGCTGCCGCCAGGGTTTTTTCGCAACGGCACAGACCTTGAGGGGGCGGGCCGTTGGCGCGACGGGAGCTTGGTCCGCTGGCGCGAGGGTAGCTTGCGGCCAATCGGCGGTTGGCGGGAACGTGTCTCAAACATGTTCAGCGCAGCCCCGCGAGCGCTAATAGCATGGCAAGACAACAGTGGCGCTCGCTGGATTGCGGGCGGCACATATGACAGCTTGAAGGTGGTCACGTCAGGTGGTGTGATCACTGACATTACGCCCAGCGGGCTGGCGAGTGGCATTGAAGACGCTGCGGTCAACACTGGTTTTGGGGGCGGCTTTTTTGGATCGGATGTGTACGGTTCGGTGAGGCCAGACGCCGGAAACTTCAGCGAAGCGACGACGTGGTCGCTGGACAACTTTGGCCAATACCTTGTCGCGTGCAGCGTATCTGACGGTAAGATTTACGAGTGGCAGCTAAACACGGGCGCTTTGGCCGCGCAGATCACCAATTCCCCGACAGGGTGTGTCGGCTTGGTTGTCACAGAAGAGCGTTTTTTGTTTGCGCTGGGCGCGGATAACGACCCGCGAAAAGTCGCGTGGTGTGACCAAGAGAACAACACGACGTGGACTGCCGCCGCTACCAATCAGGCGGGATCGCAAACGCTTCAGACCCCCGGCCAGATCATGGCGGGCATACGCGCCGATGGGCAAACTCTTGTGGTGACAGATATTGACGCTCATCGCGCCATCTACGTCGGGCCACCCTTTGTTTACCAGTGGGAACGCGTAGGATCGTCCTGCGGCCTCGCCGCGCGCAAAGCTATCACCGCAACTGACAACGGCGTGTTCTGGATGGGCCAACGTGGTTTCTTTCGGTTTGATGGTCAGAACGTGCAAGAGTTGCCTTGCGAGGTCCACGACGCGGTCTTCAAAGACATCAACACCGCCCAGATCAGTAAAACCTGGGCGGTAAGTAACGGGCAGCACGGCGAAGCCTGGTGGTTCTATTGCTCGGCTGGCTCGACCGAGATCGACAGTTATGTCGCCTACGATTATAAGGAAAACCATTGGCTGATCGGCAAAATGGATCGGACAGCGGGCTTTGACCGTGGCGTGTTCCGCACGCCAATCTACGCCGACGCCACAAGCGATCTATATGACCACGAAACAGGCTTCACTTACGACGGCTTAGAGGTGTTTGCCGAAAGCGGGCCAGCAATGCTTGGCAATGGGGAACGCCTTTTGAATGCCCATAAGCTGATACCCGACGAAGGTACGCAAGGCGATGTGACGCTGACGTTCAAGACGCGACGTTACCCCAATGGCGCAGAGACTTCGCACGGCCCATATACCATGGGCAACCCTACAAGCATTCGCTTCAGCGGACGCCAAGCGCGGATGCGTGTGACAGGGAGTACGCTCACGGGCTGGCGGTTCGGTGTTCCTCGCATCAACGCGACAGAAGCAGGTCGTCGATGAGCGCACCGCAGATACCACAGCCGCGAGGCGACGATTGGCGCGCATGGGGCGGTCAACTTGTGCGATCCTTATTGCGCCAGCTTGTGCGCCTTAATTTTAAAGATACCGACGACAACCCGTCTGAAAACGGCATCCTGTTGTGGGACAACGTCAACGGCTACCCTGTCGTGTCCAAGAACAACGAGTGGCGTCAAGTGGTTCTCGAAGGCGGGCATTACGCTGGTACGATCACGTCCGATGTCACCGCCGCGCTGGTCGATACCGCGTACCCGCTGACATTCACAGCCTCTTTGTCAGACGGCATTACGAACGGCACCCCGGCGTCACGCATCGTCTTCGAAGAAGGCGGTCACTACATGGTGTCGTTTTCGGCGCAGATCAGTTCTACATCCGGGTCAACTGTGCTGT